CTGGCCGTCAGTTCATCGAAACGGCTTTCCAGATTGTGGTAGGTGTCCGCGTCGGTGCCCTCCATGGGGCGGTCGTTGTACTGGTTCTGCAGTCTCTGCAGGGAATCATAGACCCGGGCCCGCTCCTGCAGCATTTCATTCAGTTCCATCCGTTCATTCCTCCATTTTCATCTTTTTGTTCATCAGTTCCAGACGGCGTTTCCGTGCTTCCATCTGTGCGGAAATTCTGGCGGAATCCTCCGCCGGGGCTTTATCTGTCACGGGCTGAGGGGTTTCCTCCCCGTCGGCAGGCAGTTCTTCGCCGGTTCCTTCCGGCTCATCGTCCCAGTCCTCCAAAAGATCGGCCGGCACATTGGAATACCGGGCAAAATAGGAACGGCCGACGCAGGCGGCGACCTTTTTCGCTTCTTCTACCGCCGTGCAGAAGCCCTGTTCCAGTGCTTCCGCTCCATTCATCCACGTCTCCGCTTCCATCATTTTCAGCAGTTCTTCCGGCTTTTTCCCCGTCTTTTCGGCATAAATTCCGGCAATCTGGCCGTCGATGCGTTCCAGTTCGTCGGCCATTTTGCGCATTTTCACTTTGTTCCCGGCTGTTATGGCGGACGCCTCATGGATCATCATACTGGCGTTCTCCGGCATGATGATTTCATCTCCCGCCATGCAGATCACGCTGGCGGCGCTGGCGGCCAGTCCGTCCACATGCACGATCTTCCGGGCACTGTGCCGCTTCAGCTGATTGTAGATCGTAAACCCGGCAAACACATCTCCGCCCGGGCTGTTGACGTACAAATTCAGTTCTTCAATGTCTCCCAGCGCTTTCAGGTCGCGCTGAAAGTCAGCGGGCGTCACTTCATCGCCCCACCAGCTCGTGTCGCTGATCTCCCCATACAGGGTCAGTTCACCCTTCTGAGGCGTCACATTCCTGAATTTCCAAAACTTTTTCACTTGACTCCCTCCTTCAGCTTTGCCTGCGCGCCTTTCGGCAGGTTTGCGGCCGCATTTGCCAGCGTGATCATGTTTCCGTTCACCAAAAGCAGATCGGCCCCCGGCTCGCTGCTGGGCTTCATGTCCTCCAGTTCCCGGATATCGTTGGTACTCATAACGCCGTTTTGCCGCATGGTATTATAGTACTGCGCCCGGGTCTGGGTATCGCCCCGCAGCAGGGCGTTGGTGTTGGTCTTGAAATAATAGCTTTTTCTTTCCCGGACCGTCAGCAGATCCCGGTACATGCTCTGCTCCAGCCGCACGCTCAGCGGATTGATGCAGTCCCGCACATATTCCGCGCTCTGCTGCTCAATGTTGGAAAAGGTTGCGTGTTCCAGGTCCATCACCAGATGAGGCGGCACACCGAAAATGCGGGCGATCTCCGTCACCTGCATTTTCCGGCTTTCCAGCACCTGCGCCTTTTCCATGTCCCGGCTGAACATGTTGGCCTTGGCCCCTTCTTCCAAAAAGAGCCACTTGCCGCTGTTGACTGCCCCTGCGTAATTCTGGTTGAAGTCTTCCTTGAACCGGGCGAAGGCTTTGTCACTCATGGCTCCCGGGTGTTCAATAAAACCGCCCGGGCTGGTGCCGTTGACGCTGGAGGACGCATATTGAGCCAGGCTGTTGGTCAGTCCCAGTACCTCCGCCGCGATTGCCAACGGCTCCAAAGCCGTCTGCCGGTCGTTCAGCAG